TTTAGTTTTTTCTAAATCTAAAAAAATCTATTATTTCTAATTTCGCCTACCTTATATGATGTCATTTTTTTTGTTTAGATTGGATTTAACGAAAGAGTGCTCTCATTGACATCATCACCCAAACGATTCCATTTATTTGCTCGTGTGTTAAAATAAAAAACGCTGTCCTTTTTGGTCTCATAGACTTTTAATTTCCTTATGTTTTTTCCATTGTTGTAATGTTCTTCCAATGTATTAATCCATATGGAGAGTGATTTCGCCATACACCTATCCCCGTCTAGTGTGTATATGATTTTATCACCTCGCTCAGTGTCGGCATAACACTCGCCGCGATTTCCGTCATTTTGAATCGCATAAACCCTATACATTAATCTCGTCGGTTGTTGTAAAATCATCTCTAATTTTGGTAATATACGATTCGCTCCACGCTCACGACTCACACTACGAGACCGCTCTCTCGGGGCGGGGGATTTCGCTCGCGCATCACGCTCTCGTTCTCGCCCTCGACCACGCTCTTCAACAATTTCAATTTTTCGCCCAACATTTTGAACCTCGCGCTTCGCTACTTCTGCCATTCTATCACCCACTCGGGAGACGAGAACACTATCTAACCCACCCTTATCTATAAAGTCTATTTTTTCGTCTAACAATTGTAAACTTGCGGTTGCTTCGCTCAGTTGTTTTTTTGCTTGGGTAATAATTCGCTCAACTGCTTCACGCTCTAACATTATCGTTTTCTTTTCTGCTTCACGCAGCGGATAAATGTCCTTCTTCGCTTTCATTTCGGCTCGCCGTTTCGCATTTCGCGCCATCTCCAAGGCGATACGCTCATCATCCTCTCTAATTTCTCGCTCCTCCTCGGTCTCTTCTACTGTGATGGGTTCCTCATATTTTTTCGTCTCAATTTCTCTTGCGGGTTCTTCATATTTTTCCGTCTCAATTTCTTGGATTGCTTCGCTCGGGGTTTCGCTCATTATATTTTTTTTGATTTCACCCTCAACATTAATTTTAACATTTTTTTTCGCTCTTGGATTTCGCGACTTGGTAGCGGATTGGTTTGTTTGGTTTTGGGTTTGGTTTGATTGGGACATCATTCTATACTATATACTGAGATAAATCTTTAAGTCAAAAATCGCATATATAGTATATATATATCCGCTCTATCCGTCAGAATGCTTTACGGGACGGATGTCAGAATGCTTTACGGGACGGATGTCAGAATGCTTTACGGGACGGATGTCAGAATGCTTTACGGGACGGATGTCAGAATGCTTTACGGGACGGATGTCAGAATGCTTTACGCTAATATGTGAACTAGATATATTCATATATAGACTTTTTTGACTTAAAGAGTTAATACTGTTATATAGTATAAGAATGGGATTCACTAGAACACAAACCGAGACCAATCAATCCGCAAACCAAACCAACGATACGCAAATACTTACACAAGACGAAAAAAATGCGATTATGAGAGCGGAATTAGTGAGTCAAGTATTTTTAGGCGATATTAATAGTCATATTGAAGGACATCGATGTAGGTTATACAGCGAGAAAGATGTTGAACGCAGATACACCCAGATTTTCGCCATTGAGAACGAACTCGGATATACTAACTTATTGCGCAGTATGGACGCGAAAACCATCGCATTCGCTTGGAGATATGTTGCCGAGACAGAAGAATATGAGGACAATCGCGATTTTATTGAAGACGAAATAATACCAATTGTTGAAAACTTATTAGAGACTGAGGCGGGAATTAGGGAATTATGGAGGAGAATTAAAAACGATTTGGAAATTGGTAGCGGATATTATAGAATAAATATTTTCGTTGAGCGAATATTTAGGGCGAAAAAAATGATTTCTAAAATATATGACCTTAATTTTTTCTGTTTATTGTCAATCGCCACACAAATCGCGTGTTTTCGCAGACATAGCAATTTAGACGAGTGCGAAGAAACACCGCCTCAGATTTCGTTGGTTAAAGCAAATGCCGACGGCCGGGATTATATTTTTGAGTGGTATATGAATTAAACCCGAGCGAACGCTAACCACTACCACACCACAACTACACACATATAGCGATTTAAGTCGTAAACACCCCAATCCTTTGCGATATTTATATACATATATTTTTTTTTTTGTGTTTTTTTTTTTTCGATTTTTTTTTTGTTTCGCTCGTTTTCGCTTTGTATAAAACAATTTTATCGCCCCAATTTACCAGTTAAGTCATAAGTCGCTAGTCGTTCGTAAAAATATTATCTGTAAATTATAGATAATACTTTTCAAATACTTTTTTTTTTCGCTTAATTTTTTTGTTTCGCTCGTTTTCGCTCTGTATAAAACAATTTTACCGCCTATTTACCAGTTAGTTGGGTTAGCGTAAAAATGGATACATTCCGTCGGATGGTTTATTTCGCCGTTCAAAATCATATATTTCGTTAGATAATTGATTCACGCTTTTCATCTTACCTTTTTCGTCCAACACGCTTATCTCGTAAATCTTGGCATAATGTTTTATAGTATTACTCCACTTGTTAGATGATTGAGTTGCTTCGGTTTTCACGCCTTTTGTTTTAGGGTTATTAATCCCCCATTTTTTCACAATAGTCAAATCGCTTGTTTTAGGAGTTGGCGAAAAAATCTTATCCGCATTTTTCGCTATCATTCTGTTCCACGCTCCCCATTCATTACGAGGATTGACGGGTTTTTTTCGTTTTATGCCTTCGTTCATAATATATATAATGGCGAGAAAATCACCACTATATATATAATGCCAACACCGACTAATTTAGATTTATACGCTAATGTGAAGAAGAAAATTATGGCGAGTTATAAAAAAAACTCTGCTTTTGCGAGTGGGGCGATAGTAAAAGAGTATAAAAGACTTGGCGGAAAATATAAGGAAGATGGAAAACCTCGTCCATTAGAAAGATGGTTTGACGAAAAATGGATTGATGTAAATCCAATTATTGGAGTGCGAAATGATAAATCATATCCCGTATTTCGTCCAACGATAAAAATAAATAGTAAAACCCCGGCGATATTAAAAGACATACCAATAGAACGACTAAAAGAACAATATCGCTTAAAACAACAATATAAGGGCGAGCGTAATTTACCAAGATTTGATGAAGATGAAGATGAAGATGAGACGAATGTTGTTCGCCTCCCGAGCGGACAGAAAAAAGGCGGGATGATAGTGAGAGCGAACCCTTTCAATGACGGAAGTTTTCATTATTAGTTCGTAAGAATACGACCTCTCGGGGAGTAGCGAAAATCACCATAAAATATGTATAGAGAGATTATTCGGCGAATATTTGTCATCCCTCCAATTACCTCTAATATTTGACGCTCGCTTCAAATATCGCTGTCGTTTTTCTTCGTCATTATGTTTTGTAAAATCTTCCGCTCCAAACTGCCCGAAATCCACCCACTTATTTGTCGCTTTATTATACACTCTATATTTCTTATCTTTTCTTGGCGAAGTAAAAAGCATTGCGTCATTTCCTAAATACCGCTCTGCCTTTCTCTGTGCTACTTCAAAATCGCTATATTGTTTCAATTCATCCATTTTGGTTGGGGGCGTAGTTTCACTTGCGCATTCCATAATATAATTTAGTGATATTTTTTTTTTCGTTAAAAAACCGCATATTATTGTATATATATATAGTATATGGCGAATACCAACCCACATTTACGCGTTATGGAAAATGGCGAACGAAATGATTTAATCCGTAAATCAAAAGCGGGTTGGCGAAAATATTTTTTATTAGAAGACGAATATCTTGAATTGTTAGAAAAACAATATGATGTAATCCACGAAAATCAAGAATTAATAGAACGATTACGCAAAGCGCCGTTGGACGGACGAAACCCAAGCGAAGAAATAGATATGTCATATTTAAAATCGCAGTTTATAGAGATGTATGACAGTGTAAAAAAAGATGGCGAATGTCCCATATGTTTCGCTAAAATAACAAAAGAGAATATTGTAGTCCCGTCTTGCGGACATATTATTTGTAAAACTTGTAAAGATGAGATAAAATTAAAAGACGATAAATGTCCGTCTTGCCGAAAAAAAATATTATACTAAATAGTATCCGCTCGTTGTAGAGTTGGCGGACGATGTAATATTTCAAACTCATTTTCTTTTTCTTCTAATTCTACATCTCGCTTGACGGAGAAACAACAAATCGAACATTCTTTACATTTAGACTTATACGACATACTCGCTAATTTTATCACAACTCCGCTAATAGTTGTAATAAACGCTACCCAAAATACTTCGCTCAACATATATATTTAATGGGGAGAATTATTCTAAATAGGGGGAAACTGCCCCGTTGTCTGTATATATAGTGTTATTAGTTGGTTTTGTAAATTAACTAAATCTCTATTTTCTCTTAATAATTGAGCGGATAGTAAAGCGATTTGTTCTTTTTTACTTAAAATCTCGTTATAAATAGCGTCCAATTCTCCGCTTATAATTTCAACATAATATACCGCATTTGGTAATCTTATAGGTTCGGTGGGTGGGTTCATTATATAAATACTCAATATTTTATTTCGCTATATTTTGCTTAATTCGTCAAATCTAGCGACTTATCCCAACGGGGTTGGGATGTTTACGACTAACTCCCCGAGAGGTCGTATCCTTACCGACTAACTCCCCGAGAGGTCGTATCCTTACCGACTAACTCCCCGAGAGGTCGTATCCTTACCGACTAACTCCCCGAGAGGTCGTATCCTTACGGACTAATTTGTCAATACAGAAGCGTTAATTATATATATAGTTAGAGCATTAACCGTCAGAACATCTATAAAAATATAAGCATATCGCCCAGTAGGGATATTAAATGAACCCGAATACGATGTCTTAATATTAGTTCCTAAACCCGTATTAAGTGTTAAATTATTGCTTCCACCATTATATATTGCGCATCTATACCTACCTCCTACAATCATATTCGTAAGTGTCAATGACGATACGGTATTTGAACCACCCGTAAAGGATATAGACGACGAACGAAAAGAAGGAGTTTGTCCGTTAGAAGCACCACTAATAGATAACGCTCCCGCCGCATAAGTCGCTACATTTTGAGTAGTTGGTAGTAAGATAGCACCGCTAAAAAACCCACAAGACATTACCGCCGTAGATGGGTTATATGTAAGCGGACCCGTAACATTGTCTATAAATAAAGTAGAAGTAGAAGATAGAGTTTTAGCAAATGGTAGAAAATAAGACCCAGATGTATTATCGCTTGTTAAAGCAATTGTAGAAGAAGATGCCGAATCACCACTCCATTCAGTAGCGGTTAATGTATTAACAGTTACCCCATTTGTAAGCGTAATTTCCTTAGGGGTTGTAATTATTGACCTAGTCCCACCGTTATTTTCAATACTTAACCCGTCATATCCCAATGAAGCAGACCCTAACACTCCGCCGCCTACAAGAGTAACGCTGTCGTTGTCAATTGTAGTTGTCTGCGTAAATCCAACTTTATCTATTAAAATAGTGTCCCTAACATTTAAACTCGTTGCGGTTGATGTAGCATATTGAATACTCTGCGTTTTTTGAACTCCCGCATATAAATCGCTAAATAATAGTGATTGAACGCCGTTAGTAAATCCCGTTGTATTTGATGTAAGTGTAGTTGTCCCATCGGTTATTTGAAGTCCTACATTTGGGTTTAGTGTTAAAGTATTTACACCATCACTATAAGAAACCGCTTGATTAATATATTGAGTTGTCATTTATATATTATATGGAGATTTTAAAAACCGCTAGTCTTTACGACCGCATCACCGAATACTAAATAATTCCCCGTAATAGTTATTGGGTTCTGTCCCCTATTAACAAGTTGTAAAAATAAGTTATTATATTGGGTGTAAGTGCTCGTCGTATTATAATTCCACATAGCGAAACCGAAGTTTTGCTGTCCTACCGACCCCGTAGGAATATATGGTTGTAATGGTAATAAGTTGTTCGTTGGCGATGTCTGGGAATACTGCGTTCCTTGTTGAGTTATAGAATAATTCGTCACCCAAAAATACCGCCCATATGGGTAATATGTAGCGTCATTTGTCCCCAAATCAAATGCGGACGAATATGATGATGTTGAAGGTTTATAAATATTATTATTAAATTGCGGAAAATTGGAGGGAGTAGTTGATGCTTGTCCTATACCATAAGCAGTATCAGTCGCCACATTAACGGGACAGCGATAAGGGTAGATATCAACACTTCCGCTCACGATAGTAAAATCCGTCGTTGGTTGAGTGGAAACGCTCCCCGTCAATACGCTATTAACTTCATAACGGAAATTGATAGTAAAAAAATCATTCAATCCCCAAGCGGGGCCGGAAAAATTAAAAACAATATTCGCCGAGCGTCCATAAGCGAGATTACGAAAAAAACAAGTAGTTTGATAGTATGGTATTATTGCGGGATTTGAAGATATAGCGGATTGAACCCACGCAGTCGTAGGGATTTTTGTTGAATTATCGGTTGCGATTGGTTGCGGGGTAGTTGATGTTATTCCACCATTAGTAGTAGCGTTTAATTGGATTAACGCCCCAGCGACTTCTACGCTATTAATTGAGTTGCTATTAATACGAACGCCTAAACGAGAAGAAGAATATGTTGATAAAGTTAATACTCCTACATTACTTACACTATCACCACCTATTATAAATCCGTCGTTTGTTGATGTTATACTATTGAAGATAATATCGCCCGCCACTCCAAGAGCGATACTTCGGGTAGAAGAAGCGGATGGGGAGTTTGATTTTCCTTCAATAGCGACGCGAGCAGCAGTCGCACTAATCCCTATCGAATTAGTATTGCTACTCGCCGAAGTAGAAAGCGCTGTAATTGCCCGCCCTATTGAACTGCTCACTACAAACCCGCCGTTTGCCGAAGCGCCAATAGTCGCCGTATTTGTAGCGATTAAACTTGTATCCAACGCAGTAAGAATAATGCGCTGGTTTGCCTTGTTGTTTGTAATTAAAAAGTCGTTATTTGTATCCATATCCAAAGTAGAACTATATATTCCGTTAGTGATTATCGCATTTCCATTAATCGTTAATGCGTTATTTATCGTCATTGGTAGTGTTGCGGTAGTCCCCGTATCTCCGCTTAAACTTAAAATAGTTTGTTCTATACTTGCGCTATTATTCGCTTTAAAAACAATACTACCGCTTATGGTTTGGTTGTTATCAATAGATAAAACCCCCGCGGTTGATTGCGAGATTGAGGTAGATGACACACTTGTAGTATCCGCTATTGAAATATTAGTTAAGTTCGCTGTTCCTACACTTATCAAATCGGCGAAAGTCTCAGTCCCTTGTGCTACGGGAAATTGTAAAAAGTTCGCTGGGTTTATTGGGGAAACTTGTTGCTGTGCTTCTAAGGGTGTTCGCCAGTTAATTCTATTAAATATCGTAAGCGGTTCAATAAAGTTTGGTGGAGGATAAGTCGCCATTTATATACAATATAGAGCGATAAAAAAAATATCACAATAATGTATAAAATGAGCGGAACAAAAAAAAAAAAAGAAGCGAGTATTTTGGATTGGTATAAGGAGATGCCGAAAAAATATTTATTGAAATCGCACAACCCCAATTATGAAATACACGGAATTAAATTACCGTTTAGAATGTTGATAGTCGGCGGAAGTGGAGCGGGAAAAACACAAACGCTACTAAATATATTACACAACTTCGGCGATACTTTTCAAAACATATATGTTGTGACGAAAAATAAAGATGAACCGCTTTACAATTATCTCGTTGATAAAACAAAAGGAGGGGTGGAAGTGAGCGAAGGAATTGCGTCCGCGCCCGATTTAGATAAATTAGATAAAGAAGAACAATCACTTATTGTGATGGACGATTTAGTTTTGGAAAAAAACCAACATCAATTAGAACAATATTTTATTCGAGCGAGAAAACTAAATTGTTCGCTAATATACATTTCACAGTCTTATTTCGCTGTCCCAAGAATGATACGCCAAAATCTCACATATCTCGTTGTCAAGCGATTAAACACTCTCGGCGATTTATTTAGAATAATGAGGGAATATTCGCTCGGCGTGGATAAGACGGAATTGAAGAAGATATATGATGCGAGCACCACCACTAAACAAGATTTTTTATTCGTTGATTTAGAAGAAGCACCCGAAAATCGTTTTCGCCGTAATTTTAATGAAGTATTTGATATTTCGCTAAAAGAAGATGGCGACAAATAAAAATCTTTCGCTAATGTATAATGATTGTCGGACATATAAAATCGCCCCAAGACTTACAGAGTAAAAAGACGCTACAAAGTCAATTGTTAGATTTGGAAGTTTCTAACGAAGCAGAACAAGAGCGTAGAGTGAAAGATTACAAAAACCCAAACCGCCCAATCCCGATTGCGCCCGAGTATAAAACTAACGCAGAATTACAGAAAGACCGTTTAGGACAAGAAAAACAAGCGATTTCTAATATGGAAGAGTTGGGTTTTGATTATACCAAATCCGCCGAATTAATCGCGTGGTTGTCGTCTTCGCTCATTAATCGGTTGGTAGAGTTTAACGCTAATTTTAAAGGTATTAAAAAAGAATTGACGGAAACCACAAACCCAAAACTGCTTAACAGCGAATATTTAAAGAATTATTTGGAGAAATATTTTGAGGATATTGATATTAATTTTGGGCGAAAGTTTGGTAAGGAAGCGATAAGTTCTTCTGCTACACCATCAACCGCCACACTTGACGAGTTGGACGAAATATTACCCGAGATAAGAACTATTGACGAAATTAGGGACAAAGTCGTCGCGATACTTCGTGATGTTGGCGCACAATTACGACCAGAACGGGAAAAAGCGGGAGTGTATAAGCGAAATATACGAGAATTAGAGGAGGAGAATGCGCAATTAGGATTGATTGACCGCTCGCGTTTAACAGAGCGAGGGCGACGAGATTATATAGAAGATGAGAAAAAAAATGAAAGACAGATAAGAGATTTGAGACGAGATGAAGGGATGATGATTGAACTAATGCCGAAATTGAGGACAATAACCGCTTTACTTAAATTATATTCCGCTGTTGTTCCGTCTCGTCAAACGCTTAATTTGTTAAAACAATCGCTCACACAAAAAGAGCGGGGCGATGTTGTAAGGCGCTATATGGTTATTTTACACCAATCTAATTTTTTAAGCAGAAGTGGAGCGGATGAATTGGCAGACGAAATTAACGAAATCACAGTGAGAATTGTTAATGAAGGAACTGTTCCATTTTTACAAGAAATCTCTCGCTGGACGAATAAAACTTTAAAAGCATTATCTTTCGTTAGTAATGAAGCGGGAATTAATAAAATAACAAAATTACAACGAGATTATGAAGTGTTATTAAATCAAAGCGGAAAAATTGGAGAATACGAGCAATTAAAGCAATACACGAATATTATGGAAAAAGAAATCGCTGATGCCTTTGTGGAGATGAGGATGGCGATGGAAGAACCCGCTATTGAAATGGAGGATTTTCTAATAAATCCCGCTACTAATTATATTCGCCGAGATACTCCACTAACGCGAGCAGTAAAGGATAGTGAAGAACGAGACGCAGAAGCGGAATTAATTTATGAAGACGAATTACGCGGATTAGAAGAAAGAGAAACAACTCTGTTGAATGTTTTTAAAGACCCCCGCTATCCCAATATGTCCGCCGAAAACAAGGAGGAGTTATTACAAGACTTACAAAATACTCGTAGCGAAATAAAAAAACTAAAAGGAGCGAAAGATGATTATATACAAATATCCAAAACGCAGAATAGAGAAAGAGGAGAATACAACCTTGCGAAAGAGAAATATGCGGCGGATAAAATGACGATAGATGCGGCGAAAGCGGGAAAAGAGCAGTTAAATAAGTTTTTTGAAAAGTTTGACTTTGACGCAAGACAAAATATCAAACCCATCCGCCCCGATGTCCGTCCAATGGAAGCGCCCCGCTATAACGAACAACAAAGAACTATGACGAACTTACATAGAAAGTTTAAGGCGGAATTAAAACAACTTTATGAAGAAAACCCCGCTAATACTATTACAACAGTTAGACATTTTTTAAGAGATAGAGGATATGGCGAAAAAAAAACACAGCGACAAAAAAGAACAGATGATGAATGGTTTCGGTCACTAATATTTAAAGTTGACGCAGTTGGGCGTGATAAAATCAAAGAATTGGAAGGACAGATGGGTCTAAACTTCGCCGATTATGATGCGATTGAAGGAATGGAAACAGCGAAAAGATATAATCGTAAAGGCGATGTTCTTGGGGATACTATGTATGGTATTGGATTATCTAAAAAACTCGCCAAACATTTTAGAGAAGACGAAAAAGAAATATCTCAAATGAGAGCGGACGCTACTCTAATGGCGAAAGAATTAAAGCGACACAAGAAAGCGGAAAAAGTTTTGTCTAGCGAAGATGAGGGAAAGGGAAGGTGTGGTTTGGGGTTTCGTCATACAAAAGTTTCGTTGTCGGGGAAAAAAGTTGGGAAAGGAATAAGTGTAAGCGATACTCCGACTTATTTATCATTCGGTAAATATGTTATTCATATGGGACATCTTTTAGACAAAAATGTTGCTAACTTTAAATATCCGTCGTTGGGAAGCATCCCGTCCATTAAACCCTTCACAATCGGCGAAGATTATAAAGATTTTATTCTTGATACGCTTGACAACCAAAAACCAAATGAGCGATTATTTAATAAACTCACACAAGAGGAGCAGAGACATTTTGAGCGGGTTGTGAGCGGAGCGGGTTTAGTAGATGTTTTTAAATTAAAGCGAACTCGAACTGCGCAAGAGAAAAATGATACAGAAAGATTTGAATTACTGCGTGGCGAAGTTATGGCGGGGAATAATAGCGAAAAAGTTTTAAAAGAATTAAGGGGTTTGATTGTTCGCTTTATTAATGAAGGACGGATACATCAGCGAGAGGGAACAACTATGCTTATGGAGATTTCAGCGTTATAAAATCTAAGGATAATGAGGCGTTTTACGCCGACTATTGTCGGGGATAAATCCCCTCTATAATATCTAAGGATAAGAAAAAATAAGCGTCCGCTTTTCCTTTTTCGTAAGAATATGAAAACTTCGTATGGAAAAAAAATATCGTCATATGTTATAAATGAAGACACTTATTTTAAACGCGCAAAATGTAGTTCAAGACGGGACTAATAGCAAGTTTTTATACAATTTCCCGCAAGGTGGATACACATTTAGAAACGATTTAATAGCAGTTCAAGAAATAAGTATGTTTTTTTCTGCTTTTAATGTTAGTGCCGCTTACAACAATAATCAGTTTTCATATATTTGGATTGACGGGACAACTCACATCGTAAATATCCCAAATAGTTTTTTACAAGTGAGCGATTTAAATGCGTATCTCCAATCCATTATGGTAGCGAATACTCATTATCTTATTAACACGATTGGTGATAATGTTTATCTTTTAGAAATTGTGGTTAATCAATCTCTTTATGCCGTCCAAATTAATAACTTTGTTATTTCCGCCGCCCTCGCCACAACGAAAACTTGGGTTCTTCCCGTTGGCGCAACTTGGGTTTTACCGACGAACTTAATCCTCCCTTATTTAGTAATTCCAGCGAATAATGATTTTGGTCTTCTTATTGGATTTACTGCGGGGCAATATCCAGCGGGGACTATCACGGGAGCACCACCCGCACAAATACAAACCCCCGCTTATACGGGAGCACAAAGTGAGTTGTCAAGTTTCGCCCCTCAAATTACGCCGTATTCCTCGTTTCTCGTCTATTGTTCTCTCGTAAATAATCGCGCAGTTATCCCGTCGCAACTCGTATATAGTTTTACGCCGACCGGGAGCACTTTCGGCGGACTTCAAGTATTTTCGCCAACGGCGGAATTGGGTTGGAATAAGGTTGAGGACGGAGTTTATAATTCTTTCATTATAGAGTTTAGAGACCAACTCGGGCGACAAGTAACATTTCAAGACCCCAATACTCTAATTACGCTTTATACTCGTAATAGAGATGTTAATGTTTTGAAATAAGTCGTAAGACTACTCCCGACCCCGTTGGGGTAAGCGTCCGCGGAGAAAAAAAAGTAGTGATATATAAATATATAATCTAAGGATAATATATAATGTTGGTTATTAAGAGAAATAAAGCACAAGGCGGTTTTAATGTAATTAAGCGAAAAGGCGGGAGTATCCCTCGCCTAATGAATATGAAAACAGAAGGTTTAGGAAAAGCACAGACGGCGGAGTTTTATAAAGAAACAAATGTGTCCCATCCATTTAAAAGTTTGGGCGGGGGTAATCTATCAACTATGGCGGCGATAAAAGTTAAATCTTCTCGCCCAAAGAAATATATATCGCTCAATATCTAAAAGGATAATATCCCGACATTTCCCGCCTTTAGGCGAAATAAAAAGGATAATATCTAAAAATAAAAATCTTGTTGTATATTATAATGGATAACCTCGTATTTGAAGAAAGCGTAAATGCCGAAATAGACCAGAGCGAATTCATTTCTAAAAAATGGATTTATGTAAATGATAGTAATTCACAAAATTATACATCGCAAGTTGTTATTGATAGCACTCCACTTGCCAATAGCGGGGGTTGGATAAATTGGAGCGAAGGATATATAGTAATGCCTCTCGTCGTTGAACTCCAATCTGTTATCGCTGGTAGTCTCCCATTAAATACCGTAGTTCCCGACCACTCTTGGGCGTTTAAGAGCGGATTTTGGCATATGATTAACTCTATGACTTTGGAGTTTAACAACCAGAATGTTGTCCAACAAACCCCATTTCTAAATGTTTTTCGCTCATTTAAGGCGATGACTTCTTTCTCACAAGACGATATTATTAGCGAAGGCGCAACTATTGGATTTTCGCCCGACAACCCCTCATCTTGGACTTACGCCCTCGCTGGTGGAGATGCCGCAAATCTCGCTAACGGTGTAGGACTTTGTAATAATCGTGCTGTGCCTCTTCTAACCGCTCAGTGTCCCGTCGCTGGTGCTAATATTACTACCGCCACAATTTTCTCGCTCACTTCTGGCGTCGCTGGTTCATCAAATACCGCAGTATCAAGCGGCGCATCTAATCCTTCGCCATATTTAGGCGAACCCGAAGGTGGACATAATCAAGGTTTCGCCAAGCGTCAAGGATGGTATGGTTATGACGCAACCTCCGCCGCAAATGTTAGTATGGGACAACAACTTATTAACGGGGCGACTACTTGTAATACTACTTATCGTTCATATAAAATCCCCCAAGCACAAGCGGGTAAAGTTGGTTGGTCTATTATGGCGAAATTGAGATTGAAAGATTTGAGTGATTTCTTTTTGAAGTGTCCTCTATTGAAGGGTTCAACAATTCGTTTCTATATTAACACAAATCAAACATCAATAACTTTCGCTAAAACCGATTTGATATATTCCGCTGCGGGTGCGGTCGCCACACAACCCACTATTTCATCCTCTGTTGTCTCCGTTCTTGGCGGACTTACTAACCCTCTTATGATTTCTTCCGCTGGATTGGGACAAGGGTGTGCTTCTCTCGCCGCAGATACTTATACTCTCTCCGTCAATATTTTCAAATCCGCTGATAGTGTTTATCAAACTGCTCTTAACTCGTGCCGATTGTATGCCCCAGTTTATAGAATGAACCCTCTCGCCGAGCAGAGATATTTACAACTCGCTCCAACTAAAAAAATTGAGTATTGTGATATTTTTCAATATCAATTTAACACTATCTCGGGCGGTGATAATTTTAATATTCTTGTTTCTAACGGGATTAGTGATATACAGAGCGTATTAGTTGTCCCATTTCTCACTACTACTTCAAACGGCACACAAAGCACTCTGCTTTCACCATTCTCAACATCGGGGGCGACTCCCGACCCCATCACTCTTACTAACTTTAATATTCTCGTAAGCGGAATAAATCTTTTCTTGAATAACGAATACTACGATTTTGAACAGTTCAATCAAGAACTAAAAAGTTCTAACCAACTTAATGGGTCGCTTACTACGGGATTAACAAGCGGATTAATTGGAGAAGATATGTTTTCTCGTGGTATGAGATATTACTACGGAAATTGTGCGCGAGTTCTCCCAAGCGAAGTTGGTGTGTCTCGCTCAATCCAAATACAAGGACAAAATGCTTCGCTTGTCGCTTGTAATCTTATGGTGTTTGTAGAGTTTAAGCGAAGTATTACTATCGATATTTCTACGGGTGCTCGTATTGAATAGTCCGTAAGGATACGCCCTCTTTGAGAAAGTAAGCGTCCGCCCTCTTTGAGAAAGTAGAAAGTAGTCCGTTATATATATGGTGTATAAGGCAGAAAAAATCGTCGGGACGAAAAGATATAAGGTAATCAACGAAGAAACAAGAGAAGTTAAATCTAAATACTCTACGAGGAATGACGCTCAGCGACAAGTTAGATTATTGAATAACGAGCGGGGTTCACCCGCGACTTTGTCGGGCGGTCGCCCTCAAAGTATAGAAAAATCGGCGATTAAATGGGTTCGGTGAGGGAGGCGGAAAAAGATGGGGTTTTAGCAATTTTCATAAAATAATTATCTTGACTTATTATATTATGAAATACGATTACATACCACATCAAATACATTTGTCGCCATTACAAATTAAAAAACTCGGGAGCGGGTTAGCAACTAATTTAAAACATTCACAAATGGGAGCGGATAAAGGTGAGATTGTTGTTATGCTACGCCCACAAAACGCTCGTAAAATGTTGGGAGCGTATAAAAAAGATAGAGGTATTCGCTTATCTCTTTCGCCCGATGAGTTGGACGAAACTATTAAGGAAGGAGGCGGGTTTTTTCAAACATTGGGAAAACTCACGGGGATTAAAAAAAGCGATGTTCTTTCAAAGGCAAAAGAGATGGGAAAAAAAGCGTTACAAGACCACGAAGGCGAACTTGGTGACGCCTTGGGAAGGGCGATGGGTGATAACGAAAAAGGTAAAAAAATCGCTCGTAGTTTGGGAAAAGCGGGTTCAGCAATGTTAGATAGTGCGCAATCGTCCAAAGGCGGATTTGATTTTTCGCCTTCGTCTGCTACTGATATATTATCCGCCGACGCTAAACAAATGGCGAGAGAAGTTTTTGACGAAAAAATGAATGGAACGGGGCTGTATGGCGGGCGATTAATGAAAGGGAGTGCGGAAGCAAAAGAGCATATGGCGAGAATTAGAGAGATGAAGCGCGGGGGTAAAATAAACATTGGTAAAGCGATTAAGAGTGTTGGACGAAAAATCGCAAATAATCCCGCTGTTAAATCTATGGTTAAAGAAGGATTGAGTAAAGCGTTACCAATGTTAGGTGAAATGGCGAGCAAAATGATGGGCGATGAAAGCGGAATTAGCGGGCAAGAGGCGGGCGAAAAAATCGCAAATATGTTGAACTCTAAAATTGGAAGCGGGCGACCAAGAGGCCGACCAAGAAAGAGCGGACAAGGTATAGCGACACTTTCTAAACCATATCGTCAAGCAATGTTATTAAATAAAGCAACTTATGGCGTTGATGTAGGAGTAGGTGGCGGCGACAACCAACCACTCAAAGATTTCACAACCGACCAGCGAGTAAGACCATCGAGCGGAGAAATGACATTATCGCCGTATCAATCACTTTCGTCGCCGGCGATGAACCCGTTTGTGCCTTCTTCTTATTCACAAGAGGGTGGAACTTCTTCTGGATATGGGGGGCGAGGAATATTAAATGCGCGCCGGGGAAAAGGGTTATATGGTGGCGGTTTTTAAAAAATATCTCTCAAAAGATAATGCGTTAAAAAGTATTTAAAAAAAATCTTTATATATAGTATATGGCGAGCAAAACCGAGAACGAAAGATTAAGCAATTTGAATATGGAAATATATAAGAGAAAACAACAGCGGGATTTAGCGTTGGGAAACCAAGGCGAGATTGAATGCTTACCCTTATTTCAAGACAAGTTTGATAAATATCTTTCAAAGACGGGACAATTTAATACGATGGATTTTATTTCACCAAAAACTTATGTAGAGTTAAAATCTCGTAATTATCGCTTCGCCGATTTTGACGATATTATGATTGGGAAAAATAAAGTTGAGTTTTGTTTAAAATCTAATCGCCGATGTATTTTAGCGTGGCGATTTACTGACGGAGTTTATTACTATGATTTCAATAAAAATAATATGGAAGATGGGAGCGTATTTTATGGAATGGGTGGGCGAACCGATAGGGGTAAAGATGAGCGGAAAGAAGTAGCGTATATTAAGCGTCATTTATTGCTCCATCTATAATAATCCCCTCTATAATATATGCTTTCTAATTTTGATATTGAGCGAATATGTAGAAAATTAGATTTACCGATTGTAGGCGTGTATAGTAAAGACAAATTACCAAGCGATAAAAAAATTGGTTCGTATTATGTTAATCTTCAAGACAGCAACGAAGGCGACGGGACACATTGGACGATGTTTAAAATATATAGCGATGATGAGCGAGAAATAGAAAATATAACAACGACAAAAAAAGGTGAACGAGTTCATAGAGTTGGAGCGTTATATTTCGACCCGTTTGGTGTAGATATGCCAAAAGAAGTGAGCGATTTTTTAGCGGCATTTAAACCCATACCATATAATACTCGCCAAATACAAGGAATACGACAGACGGAATGCGGATGGTATTGTATAGCGTGTGATTATTCACTTGAAGAAAAACAACACAGCGATACATATTTAGACGATTTTGATAAGTTTATTTCGTTTTGGAGCGATAAACCAACAACCAATTTAAAAATGTTGAAATCACTTTTTCGCCCATTATAAAATTATAAAGAGCGAGTTTTAAACTCGCGACTTTGTCGGCGGTCGCCCTCAAAAAAGATATATAGTAATTCGTATTAAAGATATTCTTATTATCTATATATATAGAAATGATTGAAATTATAAATGAACCAACCGAACTACTCCCCGAGAGGTCGTATCCTTACGGACTAGAAGTATCCCCCAAAAGGTTGAGTGGATATGACGGAAAAGCACAACGAAAATATAGAAGTAACAACAGAGAAAAATATAATGTGTCACAGCGAGAGTTATATTATAAACTACATCAAGACGCAGAATGGAGAGCGATGTTTAATGAAAGAAGTAAGCGAAATAATTTATTATCAAGGCAGAAAAAACGAGAAGATTTTTTACGCTCTAATCCAACAGCAATTATTAGAGGACGAGGGAGACCACGCAAGCAGAACCCCACAGAGGAGGAGGTAGTCCCAAACCCCACAGAGGGGAGTTTAGAAACATCTATATTACAACCTCTTTAAGGAAGTAGTTCGTAAGGATACGACCTCTTTAAGGAAGTAGGAGATTTTTAGGAGCATTTTGAAATATAAGGGTATGTGACCATATGCGCATCATTAAAATAACCATCCGGTTTTCTTGGAGAAAAACAGAGAGACCGAGCAGTTCAATTATATACTAAACAACATATATAATTGAATATAAATGACTTAAATAATTATATATAGTATAAGTATATATGGCAGAACTTAACCAACCCCAAACATCTGTTTTCAACTCTAATGCCGATTTTAGGAATGCTTTAAGAGTATTTGGAATTACACCAACCGCACCTACGAAAATTGGGCGCTTACAGCAAGTCGCAACTGCTTTAAATATCGTCCCACGTAGGCGAAATCGAGCGGGGCAATTTACTGAGACACTCTTAAAAGTTGGTTCTAAATTATGGGAGCAGACCATTACCGCCGAAGTTATGGAGAGATATAGAGCGACAAACCCACAACCCACTCTGGCGAAAAATGGTAAATTAAAAACAAAAAATACCGCCCCAAATAAAGAAATCGCTACTATTGTAGAGCGTCAGCGAATTAAAAAAGTTAGAGGTTATGAAAAGTTTTACATTAGAGCGGAAGGAATTAATCGCTTACGAGATTTGTATAAAGTCATTAAACAAGAAGAAGTGGGATTAGGTGGTATCGCTTATGTCACACTTCTTCTAATTAATGAAGACGGCGAAGTTAGAATGATTAGTATTTCGTCTATGTATTTAGATACTTATGCGGATTTTAAAGAACGAGTAGAAAACATTCGCCAAGGACAAGTTGAGGGAAGCGATGAAATTGGTGAGGATTTTAGTTTAATTCTTAACGAGTTTCATATCTCCGCCCTACCAATCCAAGCAATCGGCGGAAAAAGTGATGCTATTGTTTGGGATTGTTTGGAAATTGAAAGTAAAGCGAATTATTGTGGTTATGAATGTTTGGCGAAATTAGGTTTTGAATATAAAGATGACGAAGTTATTATTGAAGGTAAAGGATGTGGTGGCGGAGCGAATAAAAAATTAGAAAATCATCAAAAGAAAATGCGGAATTATCAAGCGTTTCAAGATTATATTATCGCTAATAAACTCCGTGTAAATATTCTCGCTAACTCCTTTAATTTGACGAAAACTAATTACTCAATTTGTGAAGCAAATGGTAAAGAGCGGATTTTTATCGAATGGAAGAAGCGAAAAAATGAATTATTCGTTGTCACAAAATTAAAACCGGAAGATATCCGCCCAGTATTTTTATATACATATCCGCTCGCAGAAGGCGAAGAAGATGATGTGCCGACAATCATTTATGACGATATTAATAGTCATTTTGATATTTTGAGCGGATTGGTCCCAAAATTAAGGGCCGATATTCGTATGAGTGTAGCGAGTCATATTTTACGAGGCGACAAAGTTTTATTCTCCGCTTCACAAATGAACTTTATGGCGAAAACCAAACACACTTTTACCCGAAAATATCTATTTTTTGATTATGAAACTGTTATTGATTTTAAAATGTCTTCTTGTATGAAACCTTATTCGTTGAGCGTTTTATGGTTGGACGAAGAAGAATTAAAAGCATTAGAACAAGCGGATAAAAATAATGATATTGAAATGGTAAATATAATTCGAGCGAATAATTGTAAAACTTTTATGGGTTATGACTGTAATACCGAGTTTATTCGCTGGTTTATGGGCGACTTTTCTAACGATGTTAGTTATACTTTCGTCGGATTTAATAACGCTTGTTTTGATAATTTTATTTTGTTGGACGCTTTACTTGATTTCAATCAGTATGAAAACCATATGGAGTATAGCGTAAATAATGTTTTCTATAACGGAAGTCAATTACTCAATTTCACTATTGACGGACGACATTCTTTTTTTGATATTAGGAAACATCTCGTTGGTAGTTTGGCGGCGAATTGTAAATCTTTTAAAATTAATTGTTGTGCGAAAAAGTCATTTGACCACGCTATCGCCCAATCATTAGACAAAGAAGATAAATTAATCGCTTACATTAACGGAAATGAAACATTAAAAGAGTATAATGAATATGATGTTCTCGCTACGGCGGTTTTGTTTCAAAGATATAGAGAAGCACTTATTAACATCCCCGCTACTAAAATGTATGGCGAAAATCTTAAAGAATACATCACTATCGGTTCACTTGTCTATAATGTCTTTCAAGCACATACAAAAACGCTACAAAAACTAAACGAAAAAGGTAAGATTGAGCGAATGTTTGGAAAATTATCTTATAAGCATTATAGCGATTTACGAAAATATAAAATCGCTGGGCGTGTTGAATTGTTTAACGGAATACAAAAAATTGAAGAGCGAATGGCAAGCACAGATGTGTGTTCGCTTTATCCTTTTGTTATGGCGATACTAAATGTGTATTATCCGTGTGGCGATATTATTGAGGTTGGGGAATACCAAGGTGCCGACGAAATTGGTTTTTATTATTGTGATATAGACCAAAGCAATTTATCCGCTCGAAACCTCCCTCTTATCTACGCTCGTAAAACAGAGATACAAAATGATTGGGGGCACAACGAAATATTAAACGATTATCTTATCTCTAATGTTATGATTGAATTACTACGAAAATATGGGTGTAGTGTAAATGTTAAACAAGGTTTTATATTTTCTCGTCGGGAAAAATCGTGTGATATGTTTAAGTTCATTTTAGAAATGATGAAAGCGAAAAACGGGCAAGATACTTTAAAAGCAGAAAAAAATGAGGCGTATAATCCCGCTCTTCGTGAAACACTTAAATTATTAATGAACTCGTTGAGCGGAAAAGTTATTGAAGGACTTCATACCGAAAAGACAACGGATATTTCTAATATGTATGAATATGAAAAAATACAATCGTCCGCAACAGCGATTAATTTTATAAATGCGGTTGGAAATAAGTTGTTTGTCACTTACGAAGTTGACGCAGAAGAACTGTGTGAAAAATCACAACGACCAATATTTTTAGGAGTTCTAATTTATGATTACGCTAAGCGGTATATGTTTGATATGTCTTATTCTAAAATTGGAAAAGCGGATTTAGTTTATACTGATACTGATGCTTCTAAGTTTCGCTATTCTGCTATGGCAAAATGGGAAGAGTGGATACAGCGAGAAAATGTTCAAGTCCCTTGTTGGGAAGAAGCAAAAATTGCCGACCCGCGATATAATAACCATCTCATATATGAGCGAGGAAGTAAAGTGTTTGGTTCTTTTGAAGATGAATTAGAAGATTATGTTGGCGACAATTATCGCTTCTATTGTGTTGAAAAGAAATCGTGGGCGTATGAAGTGTGTAACGCAGACGGAAGTTATGCTAATGATGGAGGCGAAGATTTGGTTAAGTTTCGCTTTAAAGGTGTTAATGGACGAGCGATAATTAGTGATTTAAACGAACCTTTTATTGAGCGAAAAATTATACATAAAACTGACGGAACAGAATTAGTTAAATATCAATTCAAGAAAGAAAGCGAAGAAGAAGTTTATGAGTATTGTGAAAATAATAAACATCTAAATATTGAAACCGGAAATGTTGGGCGGTTCTTTGACGAATTATTTGTAAGTGGTGGAGCGTATGTTATTTGTAATTCTTTTAGAAAGATTGTAAAAAACTCGTCTCGTATGGTGGAGTTTGGTGACGAAGATAAATATAATTCTCTTATGAATAAAATACAAGTAAAATATTGTCTTAAACATATACAGTTAGTTAGAAATAATGAGACGAACTTTGTATATGATGACGAAATAAATAATGAGAACGCATAATATTTTCGTCTTTAACATCACTATATTATCAAAGCGGTTTTCTTTTATCCGGTCAAATATTTTATAAACTGGCGATTTCATCATTAT